CTGGATTTATAAGCTTCCAATTCAGCTAGTTCACCCTTGGCTTTAGCGTATTCAGGGGCAAATTCGTATAGATAATCTACACAATCATTAGGATCAACAACACGGCTATCTGCTTTCATGATTCCAACCAAAGTTTAAGTAATACAAACAAAATAAAACCCCATACAACTACTCCGGTAAGCAAAAAAACAATAACAAAAAATTCAGTCATTTCCATTCCCCCCAGGCACCACGGTTGCCTTTTTTCCATTGGTCGTAAAAATCCCCAGCAAGTTGTTCCCGGCGTTTATTAAAATTAGAGTTAGCAAAATAACCCCGAAAACCGGTAAGCCCAAGCTTGGTACGGTAAACAAGCAACTGTCTGATTTCACATTCATACCGATGCCTTTCCAATTGTTTGGCTAATTCGTTGTCGGTATTGGGCCATTGATTCCCCAGCATAAGCTTGCAGTCCTAATTCCTGGCCCTTGGCCAAAGTAAGTTCGTCATTACTATACCAAGGTAATGAAGGCCGCTTTACTTCTTTAGGGGTCATATCTAAAATATCTTCAAACCTACCTTGGTGTAACCACGTACTGGCGTGTGGTATGAAATCCATTTCAGTACCCTTTAATTTCCAGTACGCCACGTGTTGTTCAATGGCTTCTACGGCCTGGGCTTGTTCGTCTTTAGTAAGGCGATTAAATGCCCCCAGGGCGGCACGTTTGGCTACCTTCCGGGGGTATTGTTTCCAAAAAGATTCAAACATTAGATGACACCAAAGTTAACTGCCATGGTTTCGGCAATAGATTTTTTAATGGTGATTTTGCACCCTTTAGCTTTATGCTTTGCCGCTATTTCTAGGGCTTTTTCTTTTGTACGCACTTGGTCAATAAACTTGCCGTCAGCTTTGACTACGTAAACTGTAATTTTTTTCCATTCACTCATTTTGTTATCCTTTTTCTTCACGATCACATGACCGTATATATATCTTACTAAAGTTTTCTTTAGTAGTCAACAATTATTTTCTAGTGATATACCCTAATATCTAATAAATGTTGTATTTATGCTAATTCCCGTTTGGTGGACGAACCTCGCCCACCTGGTTCGCCTTCAACTGTTTTCCCTATATGGAGCCACAGAACCCGTCAGTCGTTCAGGAAACCGGCACTAACTTCGCCACCGGCATATGCGCTATTACATTCCTTGATCCCCCAGTAACGCTTCTATCCTGACCGCTGGTGGTGGTGAATCCCCAATCAGAACGATGGGAACTAGAAAAACAAAAAGGGATTTAGGGGTAGCTTTGTGCTAGAACGGCTTGGGAAATGCCTCTTATCCATTTCCTAAACCCACAAAACCACCTCTAAATCCCTAATCATCGAGTGTTCTAGTCCTCAATGTTTAAAACTATATCACAAATTTATTATTTGCAACTCCGGCCAAATAATTTGCCAAGTTTTAGGAAAAAGGTCTTTCCTAGACACCAGGCCGTGGCTTTCCCGTTCAATGGTGGCCGCTATTAGCATCAACGGTGCGGCTGGTATTGCATTGTTGTTGCGCCATTGACACACCGCTTGAACCGTTACGCCACATAGCTTTGCCACTTTTGCTGGCTTGCCTAATAGGTCAATTAGTTGTGCATCTGTCATTTTTTTCCTTTTTTGCTAAATATTTCTTTACAACAACTAAATTTTACTTTACATTTGATAGTACGGCAATGGTGCCGTGATTAATAAAGGAAATAAAAATGGTAGATGAATTAAGCCAATTAATGTTGGAACATGAAGAATTCCTGGAAAAAGCTTTGGATGACATGGAATTTGGTAGTGAAAATTTAACCCAAGAACAAGTTGACTGCATCCGTCAAGCTTGTGGAAAACCACGTAATAGTCACGTTAACCCATTGTTACGTGACGTGATCAATGACTTTGGAAATATTTTTGGAAAGTGAAAAAATGATAATTGCAAAACAAACCAGTTCCGGTAGTGACTTCAAACTACCACCAGCCGGTAGCTTTATGGCCCGGCTTTACCGCATCATTGACATTGGAACCCAAACAACTGAATGGATGGGTAAAAAGAAGATGCAACGCAAAATCATTGCCATGTTTGAATTACATGGTGAAGATAATGACGGTCAGCCATTGCAAACCGCAGAAGGCAAACCGCTGATTGTATCTAAACGCTACACGCTATCCTTGGACGAAAAAGCCACGCTACGTAAAGATTTAGAAGCTTGGCGCGGCAAAGCATTTACCCAAGAAGAACTAGACGGTTTTAACTTGGAAGTCTTGTTAGGCAAGTGTTGCATGGTATCTATTACCCATTCCACATACGATGGTAAAGAGTACGCAAACATTGCCGGTATTAGCCAAGTGCCAGCCGCATTGAAAAAGCTTGGCGAACCAGTTGGTGTAAACGAAACAATGATATTTACCCTTGATCCATTTGATCAAGATAAGTTCAGCAAGTTGTCAGAAGGTTTGCAAGGTGTTATTAAAAAGTCTGCGGAATACCGCAATACGTTTGAACCTAACGCGCCAGTAGTCAGTTCTGTACCATCAGAATTGATTGATGACGATATTCCTTTTTAGGGGGCAATATGAAGCCAATGGTTAAGTTTATGGTTTGTGATCACTACACCCTGAAAACAGTTCAGGAAATTGGGCACGATGAAGAAACTGAAATCATTGGTTTCAGTTATGAAGCTTTGTCCAGGTTTACAAGGGCTTTAATTACTGAAGCCGCTTGCCTGGTCAAAGACCCAAAAGATAGAAGTTTAATCCTACAAACATTAGGTGAATAAATGAAATGTATTGACTGTAAATGGTATGCCGGTCAGGTCAATGACCAATACGGCGTATGCAAACGTTACCCACAAACGGCAAACAAAAGCCAACATGATTGGTGCGGCGAATATGCCAGCAAAGTTGTTGTAATTACACCAGTCCAAGAAGAACCAGTTCAAAAGTATGAAATTCAATTTGAAGAACCAACTGTATTTGAAGCACCAAAACGTGGAAGAAAACCAAAACAATGATAATTAAAGAACGTCAATCGGAAGGGGGGCATTGGTATGATCGTGAAGGAAATAGTGCCTATTCAATTATCGGCAAAAACGGCCAATTACGGCCAACAACGCTACGGGATGCAAGAACACTTAATCTTTGCCCAAGCGTTACAACAATCATTGGAGTTGCGGCAAAGCCAGGCCTTGATACATGGAAACAACAACAAGTCCTGTTAAGTGCTTTAACGCTTCCACGTCAAACTGGGGAACCTGAACAATCTTGGCTTGAACGTGTCATGATGGATTCCAAACAAACTGGCCGTGTAGCCGCAGAACGCGGTACGGCTATTCATGCCATCATTCAGTCGTTTTTTGAAGGGGCTTTGATACCTGAAGCTATGCCAATGTGCCGCCCCGTTGAAGAAGCCATTAAAACGCATTTTGGGGAACTTTTGCTATTGCCGGAACTATCCTTTGCCCATCCCCTGGGATACGGCGGTAAGGCCGATTTAATAGCTAAATCAAGGCATGATTTTGATGGTGTTTGTATGGATATTAAAACCAAGGAAACAGAAGATATTTCCAAAGTTGATATTTGGCCGGAACACGGGATGCAATTAGCGGCCTACCGCCAGGGTTTTAAGATGCCAAAAGCGCGTTGTGCCAACGTATTTGTGGGTTACAAAATGGTCAATGGCAATCCAGCATTTACCGGTGTCAAAGTTATAGAACACGAACCGGATGACCTAGACCGTAGCTGGCTAATGTTTACCAAACTGTTAGAGTTTTGGCAGTTAAAGAACAATCACAAGTAACAACGGGGCCAAAGCGGATGCCATTCCCGGATGCGAATACCAAGCTTTCTTACCGGTGGTATATCTAATGGACGTAGCGAGTAGCCCCACCTTATAAAAGCGGTTAACTGGACGTTGAAGGATGCAACAATTGGGGGTTTTTTCCAGTTTCCACCCCATTAGTAGCAGTTGCCAAATTCACGCTTTGTTGTTTTTAGGGTAAACACCTAGAAAATAATTGTTGCATAGTGAAGTTTTCTTTAGTAAATTATCAATACCGCAACGTTGCGGTGATTAAATAAAGGAAAAAATCATGAAAGCAATGGATATTCAGTTAAGCAAAGTTGACCAATTAGGTATGTTGTTGGCTCAAATTGCTGATTTAGAAGCACAAGCAGATTTAATCAAAAACGAATTAAAGCAAACAGAAGGCCATGTAGAAGGCAATTTGTTTAAAGCTTGCGTTACCCTTTCCCAACGTGCAACTGTTGACAATAAAGCC